AAGAAAAAAAATAAAGGTATTTTTGGTGGTTCTAAGAAAAAAGGAATTGTAGGAGGAGCATTCGAATCCAAGAAAAAAAATAAAGGTATTTTTGGTGGTTCTAAGAAAAAAGGAATTTTTGGTGGTTCTAAGGAATTGAAAAAAATTTCTAAAAAACAGAAAAAAAAACAAAAAAAAGCGCTAAAACAAGCGGCAGCACAAGCGAGTGAATCAAATAATGCAGCACAAGCACAAACTAGTATTGGTAGTTGTTCAAATGCTCCAAATGATAAAGCAAGAACAAAAATGTGGGAATCTCATGATGATCAAGGATGTAGTAGATTAACATCAAAAGGTGAACAAAAATGTAATGAACGTTATATATGGGATACCGCTAGAGGCGAATATGTATATTGTCAATGGAATGATGACGAATGCAAATACAAAGAGACTTGCGCGGATGGTGGCGATGAATCAGGTGGTGACTCATCAGAAGATGAGTCCAGTGATGAAGATTCAGAAGATGAAGGAGGTGCTTGCCCAAATGCTCCAAATGATAAAGCAAGAACAAAAATGTGGGAATCTCACGATGATCAAGGATGTAGTAGATTAACATCTAAAGGTGAACAAAAATGTAATGAACGTTATATATGGGATACCGCTAGAGGCGAATATGTATATTGTCAATGGAATGATGATGAATGTAAATACAAAGAAACATGTGGTGAATCCGGTAATGATGGATATGTTGATACAATGAATGATTATAGTCCAACTACATCTTCTGCAAATAATCCAACTAAAAAACAATCTAATAATGCATCTTATCAACAATCTTGTGATTATTCAGGTATGATGACTACATCTGATCACAATTCTTCAATTGCTGAAGCCAGACGTATTGCTAGTAATAGAGAACGCATTGCATGTGATCTGGATTATTCAGTAAATAATCCAGTATGTGATACGTATACTCAAATTCAATACCCAAATGGTTATTCTGCATCACAAATAATGGGAGAAGATGACTATAATACACCCGGAAGAATTTCATATGCACCATGTGAGCATAACACACATTTACAAAAACTTGGTCATTATAAACACTAACTTAGATTACAATATGTAATAATTAACAAATATATATAAAGTATAGGTCTTTTAATTGTAAAAATTATAATAATCTATATGATAATGAACAAATATTATATATTATTTTCAATATTATTAATTTCAATATTAGTATATTTCATGTTCAAGAATATAACTAAAGTATTTCGTAGTATAGAGTCATTTCAATTATCTGATATATATGATAATTATCCGAATTGGGATAAAAAGGCAATTGGTTTTGGCAGCAATGCGACTGGTTGTGGATCAAAACCAAACAAAATTTGGAAAATACAAAAACCAAGTGATATTAAAGAATTAAAGGATAATATTGAAGATAATCAATTGATTGTTATAGATGGGGATATTGATCTAGTAGGAACACAAAATACAGATGATGATATGAAAATATCTTTGAAAAATAAAAAAAATATAAGTATTGTAGGAAACAATAATGCTATTTTAAGAGGGTCTATATCAATAGGAGAAGACAGTCAAAATATTCAAATTAGAAATATTTATTTTGATGGTTTATTTGAGGATGGTGATACAGAATCTGATATTGATAACAAAAAACCAGGAGACTTTATATCAATAAAAGGAGGTGATAAAGGTATTCCAAAAGATATTTGGATTGATCATTGTACATTTACAAAAACGGCAGATGGACTTCTAGATATGACTAACGGTGCTACAAATATAACCGTTTCTTGGTGCATATTTGGAGATCCCACTAAATCAAGAGATCGTAATAATGCAGATAAAGCGAATACCACACATCATAAAGTTATGTTAATTGGAGCAGATGATCACGATAATGTTGATGAAGAAGAAAGAGATAGGAATGTTAAAATTACTATTCATCATTGCTGGTTTCCGGGAAATAGTAGAAATCCACGCATTAGATATGCACAACCCATCCATTTATATAACAATTTTTATGATCAAAATTCATATTATTCTATTGCTGCTCGACAAAAAACAATCTCTTTATCTGAAAACAATTATTTCTACAGAAGTGCAAGACCATATGACACTGAGGATAATGGAAAGTTATACATAATTGGAGATATATTAAAAGATACTTGTGTTGATGATCCACCAACTTTATATATGAGTGATCATATTTCTGCAAAACTCTCTAAATGTGCAGCAAATATTATAGAGGATGGAGGTGGTGACGAAGGCAATTTCATATTCAAAAAAGATATAGAAATAAACAAGTTGATTACCTATAAATATGAAATTCAGGAAGCAGAAAAAGTTCCGAAAGAAGTTACATCAAAAGCAGGAGCACAATATATGGATATGTCCGGAAATCAAGTAAATGGATTTCCCAAGTATAATTTTAACAACAACTCAGATTTTTATGAATCTGAAGAGGAACCGGAACAAACCGGAACCGAAACAGGAACAACCGGAACAGGAACAGGAACAGGAACCGGAACCGGAACCGGAACAACAGAAACAGAAACAGAAACAGAAACAGAAACAGAAACAGAAACAGGAACCGAAACAGGAACAACCGGAACAGGAACAGGAACAGGAACAGGAACCGGAACAGGAACAACAGAAACCGGAACAGGAACCGGAACAGAAGGTGATTTATTGACAATCGAAGGAGAGGATACTAATTTTGATAATAATTATATTGGTGATTTATTATCCATGGCAGGAAATATGGCTGAAAACATCGATGGCGACACTGTTTCTAATCTATTAAACCAGGCTAAAAACGTTGATGAAGACACTATTAACAATCTATTAACAACGGTTAAAAACGTCGATGCAAACACTATTACCAATCTATTAAATCAAGTGCCAGATATCGATGCAAACAGTGTTACCGATCTATTAACAAGAGCTAAGACAGGGGCTACTGAATTGATTAAGCAATATAATTCGGACGAGAAGGTTGATCAAAATTGTAGAGATGTAATAACAGCTTTACCACATGTACAAAAGATTTCTCATTCTTTTTAATAAAATGCTTTTTAAAATTTATTCAATTTGTAAATAAAAAATATCTCTGTGTAATTTAAAATGGATTGTATTAATAATCCTTCTTACGAAGGAAAATGTCCCGATAAAATGAGTGACGGAAGAAATTTTACCGATTACCGAGCAAATACTCATATTTATTCGGATATTCGTTACAAAAATAGTATTGTAAGTGGATCAGATTATAGAGAATATTTAACACAAAATGCTGTTGAACTAATGAATAATAACTCTAAACAAGCTTGGAAAATTAACGGATGTGGTCCTTGCAAAAATATTTGTTTAGGCATTGATGACACAAAAAGACCTGGAAATTCTAAGGAATTTGACATCAAAAGCTGCATTCCTCCTGCAGCATATTCGGATTTAGTCGGATTCAATGAAACAAATTCCAATTCAAAATATCCATTTCCGAATAACAAATAAATAATAATACTTTTATGAAAAAAAAAATAGAATATAGATTGCGTTAAATGCAACCGCGAAAAGACTCATGTGTTGCGAGTAATGTCGGCTGCGCAACTTTTCTAATATATTTTTTAATGCAAATTACCTACCGGAGGGCCAAAAGTTAATAGATCTCCATTTTGATGTGATTTATCATCCTGATTTGAATCAGGGTTTATTCTAACTTGGTGTTTTAAACCACCTAATTCAACTTCTTTCACATCTTCATCCGGAACTCCGGAAGATGATGATAATATTGGTACAGAGGGAGCGAGTGGTATATTTAATTCGTCGCCACTACTCGATATTATTGGTTCAGAGGATGGTGTATTTGATTGAACAGCACCACCCAATGATGGTGTATTTGATTGAATAACACCACTGGAGGATGAGGTATATGGTTGAACACCTTCTGAAAATGATGGTGTATTTGATTGAATAACACCACTGGAGGATGGTTGAACACCTTCTGAAAATGATGTAGTTGGTTGAACACTTTCCGAGAACGATGTAGTTGGTTGAACACTTTCCGAGAACGATGTAGTTGGTTGATTACCTCCTGATAATGGAGTAGGTTCTCCTCCAAACGAATTTTCAATATCATCTAATTTATTTAAAAACCCACCGGATATTAAATTCTTCTTTTTATGTCTTTTTAATAAATTTGTTTTTGGATGTAATGTGTCCTCATCAACGTCAATATCGTCAAATTTTTCTCCATCAATATAATCTTTTACATGTTCTATTAACAGTTCTCTTACAGGCAATACATCTTCAAGGGTTTCTTTAATACTAGATTCAATTCTATTTTCAATTGAATTCGTATTTTTTTGATATTCGCATGTATTATTTGATTCTTTAAATAAATATGCATATTTCCACATAGATCTAGAAATATTAATGAATGCTTGAAAAATAAAATCTTCAATTGTTGGTATTTTTAGTTCAGATTTAGTATTCGATTTATGATGTTGAATTACAGCAAGAACTTTTGTATGAACAATATATACTCCTTGAAAAAGTTCTTCAAGATAATCACATTTGGTTTCTAAAATAATCGATCTTGTTAAAGATTCTATTTTTTCTAACGAATATTCCGGTATACTTTCCAGTTTATTTTGAAAATGTATTAATAATTTATCTTCTTCATGTATATTAACAGATTCGTCTTTTGTTTCTGAAAATAATTCCATAATTTTATTTAAAAAAGGAACTTTCAATTTTCTAACAAATCGTTGAGTATATTCTTTTTTTGCATCAATTAAACAAGAAGCATCGAATTTCTCCATTATATTTAAATTTATTTTTTTTTAACCCAAAATACATATACTTTTAGAATAAAAGGTTGGTGACAATTTTGTTAAAATCGTAATTATTTTAAACTTTTATTATATTAATGGACATTAATAATAATGATATGACTCAAATATTGTTAGATGCATTTGTGCATAAATTTTTAATATCATTAGAAAAAACGTGTGCTGAAAATCAAACTTTTGATTTTATTAAAAATACAATTACTAATTTTAATATAAATAATGAGAAATTATCAAAATATGATAATATAATTGATAAACTAAAAAATAAAACATTTAGTGAAATTAAAGAAATGAATGATATAATAAATGAAACTATAGATAATAACAAATATCATCCAGACATAAACAATATATTATTTAATTTGAATAAAATAAAAACACTTCTAATAGACTTCGTAATTAATCAAAACGAAGAATTGTTTGACTTTTTTCACGAGTAAAAGATTTTTTATTGGATATTGGATTATGACTTTTCTTTCTTGATAAAGATTGTTTATTTACTTTTTTAATTTTATTATCTACTTTCATTAATTTATTAATTTCATCATAATTTTCATATATAAATTTTATAATTCTATTTTCAATAGCCCATCTAAAAAAATTCATTTGTCCAATTGTAGTTATTATTTCATTCCCATGTTTGTTTAAAATAATTCTTTCTCTACGACAAAACGGATCCATTTGTTTCTTTGAATATGCTTTTAATTGTGATTTATAATTCATATATACATTAAATAATTTATCATCAATAATATATGAAATATTATATTGTTTAGAATATTTTGTTACAAACCAATCTATCATTCTTAAAGAGGCCAAAGATCGGTCTTGTAATACTTCAACTAAAGTTGTCATATTAATTTTGTTATCAAAATAATTCATTAAAGAATTAAGTAAAAGTTCATTTTTAGTATCATACATATTTATAAATATTATAAGTGCGTTTATACTTACAAAAATTTTATAAGTTAAATGTTAAATGTCAGAATTACTTCCAAAAACTACAAATGATACAGATTTTGTTATACCTTCCTCTAAATCTTTAACAAAGGCAGCGGAAATGGCTATCAAACTCGATAAACCCCTATGTTTGGATTATTATGTAGATAGTAGGAATAAACAATGTAAAATTGGTATTGACGGCCATGACAAAGTTTTATACAAAAACGATGAAGAATATACTTCTCCTTTAGCAAGTATGTATAAAATTGTAGATGACAGCACTTCAAATTTTCCAGATTATATTTTAGAAACACATAATTCAATTTATATTGTTTCCGGTGCCATGTTATAAAAATGAATACAAAAATTCATATAAGAGCGTATCATCATACAATTATAATATAAGGCGAATTATTAATATTAAAAATATAATATATACATATGAAATTTTGCAATATTTGTGAGAATTTATTAAATCTATCTTTAGACAAAGATAATGAAAATCAACTATATTACTCTTGCAAATGTTGTAAATCTAAAATAAAATGTGAGGAAAATTTTGATCCATGTATATATAAAAAGAATTACGGGAAAAATGAAAATGTTTTTTACGAAATGTTTATCAATAAATATACAAAACATGACCCTACTTTACCACATGTAACATCAATGACATGTCCAGATACGAAATGTGCAGAAAAGACTCGCAAAAATAAAGAAGATTCTGATATTATTTATATGAGATATAATGAAGATCAAATGAAATATATTTATATGTGTTGCAAATGTGATAAAGCATGGATACACCCCGAATATCAAAAAACAACATTCATAGATAAATATGTATAAAAAATAAAAATCAATACATAACTGTCATATTGAATGTATCAATGTTTTATCTTTTTTTAAAAATAAGATTTATACAATTTTATCTTGGATAATCATAAAATGTCTACTTAGATGGATATATATAATAGTATAATAGTATAATATAATAGTATAATCATAAATTATAGTAAAACACTTTACTTTGTTTTTTATATGGAGGAACAAATAATATTCTATCAATTTTGTATGGCAGATTCTTCAGTCGTTGTTCTAATAAATTTAAATGCTGATAGGGAGTTGCAATTTGTAATCTAAATGGAAATTGTTTCAAATTTTCGATATATCCATTTTTTAAAAATTCACCTAAAACTTGTAATCTCTCTATAAAATTTTTATGTGATTGTTTTTCTCCTTTAAACCATTGCACGTCTGTTAATAATATACAAAATCGATTGTCAGTAGCATAAACTCTCGTAGCTTCAATCAATGTTCCATTATATACTTCTGTATCTGTGCATTCCGGATATACAACTAATATTTTTGGTTGAGAAAATCCTGCATTTAATTCACGACATATTAAAAAACAACAATTCTTATTGTTATGTTTTGTAAAATAGATGAACATATCTAAATCAGATGGAATCCCAACCGCATAATATCCATTTTTCAAAATTGAAATATTATGATTATCCAATTTCTTTAAATTTCTTGTCCTTTCCGGTAATTCAATATTTGTAGTTTGATACACATTTTTTATCACTTCATCTTTTTCATTAGGACATGTTAAATGCAAACAATGGGACCTCCCAAATAATTTAGATACAGTTTTCATTTTGTTATTCTCATTAATCATTAATAATAATGAAATTCTTAAGTCATTTTTTTTATTTACGCTCTTAAAATATACATAACAACGCTTTTAACAAAAGCGTTAGCAAAACTTTTTGTTGAACCTTTTTTCTAAAAAAGGTTTTCTAAAAAGGTTTTCTATATAGATTTATTAAATTCCCATCCAATCTCTTCGCAAATTTTTTTCCAAATTACATCTTGTGAATGTAATTTTTCTCTACTTTTTAGAAGCGGAAATAAAGGAGTTAAATGATCCAAACCTAACAATTCAACAAATTTGTGAAGAACATAAGAATAACTTAAAAAATTCTTTCTATTTTTTGGGCAAAACTTTAAAAATGGACCTTGTATTTTTTGAAACATTAATCGTAATATTTCTTCTGTTTTACGAGACATATAAGGGGGAGGCTTACCGTTTAATTGATTAATAACATATGGTATGTGTTCATAATATTTATTCAATTTTAATTTTTTTAATATTGCCCGTACTTTTTGAGATGATAATTCATTCAAATCTTTTATTCTTTCTTTCTTTATTTCATTTACAACTTGTACCAGTACTTGACGCGGAATTTGAGTTGTTTCTTTCCCTTGAAATTGATTCAACCATTCATTAAAATGATTTGAACGTCTATAAGAATAATAACAGGATTCTTTCGGAGGATCCTTGTATGATGAACGATCAGTGTCATTAATAATATTTGTTAAAATACCACAATTTGGACATTCTACTATTCCTTCATTATGTATATGAGATAATTCTTGTTGACAATGTTCGCATACATTCGGAGATAATTTCAGTTTTATTACCTTTTTTTTTATTTTAATATTTATATTGTCATCAATATTAACAATATTTAAATATTCTTGTTGTAAATCTTCTCTAGAATAACTTTCTTCAAATAACAAATCAGAATCAGATTTTTCTTTATTTGAATCTAATATCTCATTATCGCCTTCTTTTTCTTCATTTTTATCCATATCTAGGTATTCTAAAATTGTTCCTTTAGTTACTTGAGATTTATTGTTGTGTATCGTATCCTTCTTATTTACATTTTCAATACCTTCATAATATTTGAACAATATATCTCCAGCATTCAAATAATACTCTTTCAAATTACCATTTGAAGATATTATACTTAATTTTTCTTTCAACTCATCAATCTCTTGAGATAATTTCATAATTTCACCGGAACTATTACATAATGAATTACTTTGCAACTTTCTCTTATTTTCTTCCAAAATTCGTAATTTTCTTTGATAAGATTCCAATTCAGAATTCTCTTCTTTAATCGTTTTAATTTTTTTTTGGTGAATTGTATCCAAAGTTACCATATTTTATATTATGATCTTTTGTTTAAGCACGCTTTCAAATAAAAAATTTCATCAAATTCAATCATATATCGTAAAACTACAGTGATTGTTCTTATCGATAGTCATCATACCCCCTTTATTATCAAACTCACCGCAATAACGAGATGCCGAAAAAATAGTAACTAATTGTCTATTGCCTAAAAATTCATATCCATCTTCAACTACTTGATGGGCTCTCACAACTAATTGTAAGTCATTTAACTTTAAAAAACTTTGTAATACATTTTTAGAAAAAGTATAAGATATTCCTCTATCACTTTCCGCCCAATCTAAACTAGATTCATGCTCGCTATGAGGATCACTCCAGAGAAGATCACAAAGTAAACCTTCATCCGCTATTTTTGTTGGTTTTTTTAGTTCATTGATCTCAGAAATAAATCTTAAATGTTTTGAAATTCCCCCATGACACGCGAAAATTAGAGGATGCTCTTTTTTTTGACCTATTGTCGCGGCACAAGACATATAATCAAAAACATTTTGAAATTCTTTCCATATTTTTATAGAAGTCCTTCTTTTGCATTCGTCAAAAAATCCATAAATTTTTGAAACATCCTCCGTCTCATGATTTCCACGTAGCAATATTACATCATCCGGATACATTATTTTATAACAAAATAACAACAACAAAACCTCTAATGCTTTATTTCCCCTATCGCAATAATCACCTAGAAATAAATATCTATTATTTTTATTAGGAAACCCTTTTTTATTGAAAATTGTTAATAAATCCTCATACTGACCGTGTAAATCGCCACATATTGTTATAGGTGTTACAGTTTGTATCATCATCGGTTCTTTTTTTAGTAATATTTGTACTTGTGTTAAAATTCTAGATATAGTTTTGTTATTTGGTAAAATGTTATTATTCTGAATTAATGAATTTGATAAATGCAAACAATAATTTCTCCATTCGTAATTGATATCATTATTTAATAATCCGTCATTCATTATATTAATATATTACATTAAATTTATATTTAAACACAAATCATTTTAATCTCAAGTAAAAAAAATATCCCTCTGCAGCTGTATTATTTCGGACTTGGGACCCGGCACATTACATCAGTGTAATGCGGTAGCATTATTTATTTGTTGTTTTTGTTTCTTTTTATTTGTTTGTTTCTTTGTTTATTTTTTTGTTTGTTTTTAATCAATCTTTTACCTTCCGTTTTTTTGAATGCTTTATTCTTTGAAGTATACTTGGTGGTCTTTTTAAAGGTTTCGGATTTGATCCTGATGGAAATAATTCACTAGTGTAGAGTAAAAAATTTGTTTTCTCTTCTCGAATAGAACTTTTAATAGAACTTTTTGAAATATTTTGTGCATTATTTGTCAATACCAAATTTAGATTTTTAGGAATTTGTTCCAATTCCTTATCTAAAAAAGGTGTAGGCAAACTAAGTATTTTTTTTGGTGATAATGAAAATCTAACCTTTTTTGTACTTTTTTTAGAGAATTGTTCTAATTCCTTATCTAAAAAAGGTGTAGGCAAACTAAGTATTTTTTTTGGTGATAATGAAAATCTAACTGTTTTTGTATTTTGTTCCATACTTTCATTAAACTTGTTTTGATTTATTGAATTTGACATTTTACAAATTAACTATATTTATTGTGACATATAGAAGTCTATATTTATTAAATTAGATAAGTAAGCAAATAAAATTAATCATTTTTATGTATCTAAATATATAAACTAAGACTTTTATATTAACAAAAAAGATCCCTCTGCAGCTTATTATTCGGACTTGGGACCCGACACATATTGATATATACGATGGTGGCATTACTGTTTTTTGTTTTTTTTTGTTTTTTATATTTTTTATATTTTTTTTTTATTTGTTTTCATTTTGTTCTTAGTTTGTTTTCGTTTTAATCAGAAAAATTGTATATAATCTATTATATTGTTTATAATTCGCAAAATGTCCATTCTTCTTCTAGATCTGTATCAATTCTTTGAGGCGACAAAGCATCTGATTTGTATGGTATGCGTTTCAGATTTTTAGGATTTGTGCAATTCCAATATTTCAGATCCTCCGCCATTCTGTAATTAATACCTTTAGAACTATCGATCGCTTTTATTTTACGCTTTTTTGATTGATTATTATTATCGTTATTATTGCCGATAACATCATCGTCAGTTGCATATGAATCATCATCTGCAGTATGTTGATGAGTCTTTCTTCTATCATAAAAGGGAGAATCGGAAGGAACACGTGTTGTTGCGCACTTTTTCTTTTTACGCCTAGAGTGAACATCATCTCCTGACCGTTGTTCTTCTGTAGCAGATAGATCTTCATCGTCTGTAGAATATGATGATGAATCATATGTCATAGATACGTCAGCACATATCGCAGGTGGGACATCATCGTCAGTAGCATCCGGATCATCTATTTTTACTTCTTTTCCTTCATCATTTATCATAACTTCGATTCCGTCAGTAGCATCCGGATCATCTTTTTTTACTTCTTTTCCTTCATCATTTATCATAACTTCGATTCCGTCATCATTTATCATAGGATAGTCTGTATCAGTCTCTTTCGGTATTTTTCTCCAAATATTTTGATCATCATCATCAGTTTTTCCACTCATTTCTTCTTTAGTAAAACTTTTATATTCTAGAATTTTTTTATTCAAATTTTCGAATTTATCCTTTACAACGTCATATGATTTAATATCTTTTTCTAATGATGGTATAATATCATGTTGTAATGAATTGATTCTGAAAATAGTTTTATCATACATTAATGGACACTTCCTTTTATTAATATGCCATCTTTCTGATTTTGTTTGTTTAAGTTCGCATCTTAGTTCATCAAGTTCGTTTTCACATTTCTCAATAAATGGAAACCAAGAAATTTTTATATATTTCTTACGTCCATATGCTTTTCTAAGTTTTTCACAGTTTTCATTATGATTTTTAATGTCAAATATTAAAGTTTGTGTAGAAGTCAAAATTTGTATAGATTTTTTCAATGTATATTCTAATTCTTTAGATCCATACAATCCTTTCAATTCTTTAGTCTGAAGTTTGTTTACTAATCCTAATATAATATCTAACTTAAATTTCGTTTTTTTTAATTTATTATAATTATCTGAAATTTCTCTAGATATTTTTTCATCAATTTCTGTTATCTTATTATTCTTCCACTGTGTTTCTAGTTGTTTCTTAGACATTTTTAGTTAAAATAAGATTGTTGTAATAAAAAAACACATTTTTAGTATCTTAAATATCAAAACATGTCATTTTTTTATATAACCTTTTTAGAAAAAAAGGTTCAACAAAAACATAAATAAGTTTTGCTAACGCTTTTGTTAAAAGCGTAGTTTTGCTAACGCTTTTGTTAAAAGCGTAAAAACATAAATAAGTTTTGCTAACGCTTTTGTTAAAAGCGTAGTTTTGCTAACGCTTTTGTTATGTTAAAAGCGTAATTTTGCTAACGCTTTTGTCAAAAGCGTACTTTATCACATTTTAAATTCAAAATACCATCTTCGGTCATCATAATATTTTAATGGTACCAAATCTAAAGTTGTATTATGGCATTCACAAAAATTCAATAAATCTGATTTTAACAATTGTAAATCAATATTTGCTTCAATTGTTGGATTACATAAAATCTTTTTTACTTCTAATGTATTATTTAATGAATTTGATTCACAAATTAAATAATATAACGGAATATTTTTGATATTTGTTTGAAAATTTATTTTTTTTTTAATACTTTTATAATATTTTCTTAATAATTCTTCATTCGTAAAAAAAGGCACCCATCCTAAGTAGATTGAACTCGGTTTATTATATAATAAATAACGACATGCATCTTTATATATAGATTTATAAGTCTCAAGCATTTCATTTTGATTGTAATCTTTTATTCTTTTACTACGATAATCAATAAATTTATATATATTTGGAAAAATTGTAAACATAGTATCAGTTGAATGCTTTATAAAAGAGTTGTGAATTATTTCGGGAGGTTTGAGAGAAAACATATTTTTAGTTACAAATAACAACAATACAGAAATTGATTTTAAAAACATTATTATATATTTATATATTTTATGAAAATATTTTCGTCTATCCACTAAATGAAACACCCGCCATTCCACTACTTATCTTCAATAAATTATAATTAACAGCGTAAACATATACATTGTAATCATAATATTTAGAATTATTTGCATCTGGCAAAAGTGGATTCATTTCAACTTCTAATTCGATATTATGTATAGTTGAAAAGTTACAAGATCCAGACGGCTGAAAGCGGTCTAGAGCAAGGGAAAATGAGTAAAAATTAACACCGGATTTATCATTTTTAATAGAATGTTGATACGATTGCAAATGTTTATAAAATATTGAGTTTTGAGTTGAAAATCTTTCTAATCCATTAAATAGTAATCTGCTAGACTTTATAATGTCTTCGTTGTAATGTTCAAAATTAAACTTGGTAGGTATTAAAGCTCTGTTATTTTGATCATCATTGTCTAAAGTTTGTTTTACTCCATTAATTTCATAAATTGTATTCCCACTGTATTCGTAGTATAAATTATCAGCTGTTTCCGCACCTAGCAGCTTAATATAAGCGTCACTATGCGGTGGGATGTATTCGTCAACCCAATTTGTATAATTATTAAAAGAATTTAATCTATTGACGTCTGATCGCTGTCCAAACCAGACAAGATACTTACATGGATGCTCAAAACTTAAATTTAAACTCTTTGTATTTGCAACTCCAATGAATTCTTTTCTATTTACTTGTTCAATTAGATATTCGTGATTATTTCCTGCAAATTTTCTTCGTTCTACTGAATCTAAAAAGATATAATTGCAAATTATATGGCAATCTTGATTCCAACCCTGCATATTAGATGAACCATCACTTAATGACATTCCATCTGTAAAGCTATTTTTTGGAACGGACGTGATGAAGTTACCAATATGATGATGAGGCAACGTTGCGTCGGGTGCGGTTCTACTTTTTTGAGGAACGTTGCCAGTCGTTCGAGTTTCTATTAATGTATATAATTCTGTAATTGGTCTCATTTCGAATTCTAAACTAATTTCATGATATTGTAATGCAATAAGTGGGAGAGCGAGTCCGGGATTTGTCGTAAACCAAAAAGGAATTGGAACAAATATCTGACGTCCTTTAATACTTGGTGGTTGCAAAAAACAATTCTTCCTAAATTCAGAAAAATAGTATTGTTCTGAATCTGGATTTACATTTTCGGAAGGATCGAGCGATGAGGATGGATAAAATCCTGCATTTATGCCATTATTTGATGGTTTAAACAAATCCGGGTCGTGACCAGTTATTTTATCAAAATTATTTTTACCTGCAGTGTCCAAAAAAATTTCATGATAAATTTCTATCCATTGACCAAATAATTCAGATATTTTAGATCCTCCAATTGTTAAAGTACATTTTTTTATCATTTGGCAACCTATATTCGGTAACCATTGAAACTCTTTATTAATTGAATCTGAATTTTCAGATTCTTTTTCATAAGAGGAATAAATATCAGGTAAATTTATTGAAAAATAGAGTTTATTAATCAAATCTCCATTTCTGGCAATTTTACATTTTAATTGTGTTTCAACATTGTATGCTAAATTTTGTGTTCCTTCAAAGTCAAGTCGTATTGCTTCCATTGAAAAGTTTGTATGATGTTTATATACAGATTTAAAATAAGTCATTTGTGGATTGCCATTTAAATAAACATTTTCAGCACCGCTTCTTTGTAATTGTATAATACCTCCTGTCATATTAATTATATCTTAGATATATAAGATTATATTATACCACATTTTTCATAAAATGTGGTATACAAATACAAATACGAATACAAATACGAATACAAATACGAATACAAATACGAATACAAATACGAATACAAATACGAATACAAATACGAATACAAATATAAATTAAAAATTAACACAGATTAAATTAAAAATTAACACAGATTAAAAATATTTTTAGATTTTTATTTAGATTAACTAAAGTCAATTACATAATTTTGATTATTTTCATTGTTTTGCAATGTCTCAGAATTATGCAATGTATTTAAACTATATATTCTATAAATTATTGATTTTTCAGAACGAATATATTTTTCTTTAGATTTTACTCCATAACTTTTTATTCGTAACAATTGTCTCAATATGGTTATTGAATTTTTAGCAGTTATATCATTCAAATAGGTTCGTGCTTTGCATGGAAGATAATATTTCTCCAATTCACTTTTTAATGCATACAATTTTTCAACTGTTTTATTTTCCAAAATATCTTCTTTACTAAATTCGTATAAATCATTGATAGATGTTAAGCCAAACGTTAGAATAACTTTCTCAATTAAAGAGTCTGGGGGAATTGATTTAAACAATTGATTTTTAACCATCTAATTTAATTAAATAAATTAAACGCACAGGTAAACTTTAAAATATTACAAAAATTACAGTGACGTCACTAATTCAACGTCAGGTCGTCAACCCACCATTTATTAGACAAATAAGGTAAATTACTAGACAAATTTATATTTTCTGCTGATAATGACGAATCATCTTTCGCCTCTTTTAAATTTGGCCCTTTTTTAGTGATATCAATTATTTTAGTATATGATAATTCATAATTGAAATATTGCATAGTCGATAAATATCCTGCAAATCCATCATTTTGAGTTAAATACAAATTATAATAATTTTGTCTAGGTAAAGTTAATAATTCCTTAACTGTTTTTAATCTTCCGTTAATATAAATTTTAGATGTGAAATTTGATTGCGAATATACTAAATGCACCCATTTTTTTATTGGTAAATTAGATATTTCTACGTATTCGTTAGTTTCACTATATGTATTTACATATAAACGAAGACTATTTGTATTCGGATGCAACCATAATCCGGGACATTGAATTTCCGATAATTCATCCGGTTCAACATCATTTAGAAATTCGGTAATATTGGGACCTTTATGAAAAACATGACGCCATTTTTTTGACGAATTAACGTCCCATGTTTTTGTATCAATATATAACCATACAGAATAGCAATATTCAATACCATTTTCATTTTGACTTCTCAATAATGTTTTGCTTTTTTTGTCATTCGGGTCTTGTCTTATTTCTCTAGAATATGAGGCATCTACTAGACCATCAAAAATAACAGGAGCATCCTCTGTTTTAGCACTTACTTTATATAATATTGTTGATGTACATTTCCATATTATAAATACTACTGAAAAAACGACCAATCCTAAAACAACCTGAATATATGGATTAACCTGTCCGGATTCATTCATAATTCTTGATTTAATTTTTGATATCCAATTTGTTTCGCTCATTATTACTTTTATAGTATTTTTTATAATTACAATATATAATTATGGAATCAAAAACAATAGTGGGATTATTAATCTTTCTAATTCTAATCTCTGTGATTTTTTATGCTGTTTATAAAACAATTTTATATTTCAATTCTGAACAGGGTAAAGAAATTATGATTATTGAATCACCAGTTGAAATCGAATCTGACATGACTACATGTAGTGGAAATATTACTGCGAATGGAAATGAAAATACTTACAGCTTTTGGATATATGTTACACAATGGGAAGTAACAACAGGTCCAAAATATATTTTTAGAAAACAACATCTCAATAATACTTTGAATGTTGCATTGAAAGACGATAGAAGCGACATGGAAATTTACTTAACAAATTCAAATGGTGATAGAATATCACAATTCGAACGCGATGATGACCACACACATTATCTAAAGAATTTCCCATTACAATCTTGGAATCATGTTGTAATATCTATATGGAATAAAACTTTAGATGTGTATCTAAATGGCAAGTTAGTAAGAACCTTTCTTATAGCCCAACCATTACAACCGTTTGACGGCCCTTTAACAATTGGTAGTCTGTCAAATAATAATGAAAATACATTTAATGGATTTTTATCTAGATTCAAATACATTCCCACTATAATGTCTCCTAGAGAAATCTATAAATTATATTTAAAAGGACCGGCACTAGATTCAGAGCTGTCACAAAAACCGAATACGTCCAAATTAACTATGAATCTAAATTTTAGTAAATCCCCGTCATGTGCAAATGCAGTTTAATATTTGATTTAACTGAAATTGCAAAATAAATTATTACTGAATAATAATGGGCGATAAATTAAATTCATTTTTAGATAATACTCCTTTTTTGTATCCAAATGAAAAACTACCAATTAATAGTTATTCGGATTTAAAAGATTTTGTAAATCACGTAAATAATACGGATTTCAATAACAAAGATAATTTAACTAATTTAATAGATGGATTAAATTTTATATTAAATAACAAAAATGCTACTGCCGAAAGTTTACCATATTACTTTGGAGGACCATCTGCTATATATTATTTTAAAGTATATAGTTCATTAATGACTCCTATTTTTTTTGATCAAATGCTTGACAGTAGTGATACACAAAATTTTAATTTAGTATTTAATAGATTATATGATAATGCATCACAACACGATTCAGAACTTAAAACAAATTATGAACAAAATATACAAAATTGGAATTATAATGCATCTCACTTAGAAACACATTATGATGAAATGAAAAAACACAATAACATGGAACTTGCATCAATGATTGATGACAATACAACTATATTAAGACAAGCCAGTCTTAATAATGACTTATATTTGAGAAGACAATTCTTGAATAAAAGACTTAGTTCTACATTCTACTTCATATGTGTTTTAATACTAATTGGATTCTTGAAAAGTATGGATTATAACCCATTAGGAATTTCTATGATGGTCTTAGTTTTAATCATACTTTATATAATTAATATTGTTTTATCTTATAGATATCAAAGTAATATGCATAAATTAAATTTTAATAAATTGAAACATCCAGGATATCCTATTAAAAATGAACAAATTCAACAAAAATATCTCGGTAATTGTGGTGGTAGTTCAGATGATTATAGCTCGAATAAATGTAAATTTTAAAAAAAATAGTTACAAGCCTAGCCTATCTTCTATTTCAATAGAGACGCCACACAAGAAGATCTTGTGACAGCACCCCGTAATTTTATTAGTCTTAGATAAATAAATAAATTATTGCTTTTAACAAAAAACAAAGAACGCCACCGTACTTCAGTGCAGGGAGGATGGACTACACATCGTCGTTAAAATCCGCAACGGTGATTTTATGTATATTATCCAATACTTCTATTATTTTTTTGCGGGCCGATTGCCATGACGGAGTTCCGAATTGAGTATAGATAAAATTTTTAGGATCCAATTTCTTAACTAATGCAATCATCTCTTCCCTATCGTTGTCACGACATAGTGTTTCTATAAAAGCTGGTCCAATAATATCGTCAATACAGGTGAAGTCGTCGAGATCCACATCGTTTTTAGTATAATCTCCAACAAAAGCAACCGATTCTCCATACCAACGACCATAAGCAGCATCTGTATTAAGCTGTCCGCTACTTTGTTCTACATGTTGTGGGTCTCCACCTCCATCCCCCAAAGAGGAACAGTCGGTCATCAATATCATGAGCATTGGATATAAAAACTGTCCACTGTAAAATTGCTCCAGATATTTAGAGCCAATGCCCAGATAGACTCCAGTGAAATACTCTTTCTTTCCTTTGCAAATCCACGTCCAGTATTGCCCCATTATTGACTGTATATCGCTAAGTTAGTGACTGTATATCAGTATGTATTTATCATACAATATTATATCTTAAATATTATATCTTATATCCATATCATATATCCATATCCGATTCATTTTTTCTTCTGATATGTGTGTTCAAAACCTGTAGAAAAATGTTTTACTTTTGATCTCCAAAATCTCTAGATACATGGAACTTTAACAGATTAAAACAAGATACTAGCGCTAGTTAGTATAATACACTTATACATACATTATACATCAGTATACATTATACAACACTACTACGTTCAAAAATGAGCAAAAAAACAAATCTGAACACAGCAGCAGTAGATAAGTTGATTGAGCAAAATGCACAAATTGCAAGAACTACTAAAGAAAGATCAAAAGATAGATATTCTACTGCTAGAACGACGTCCGAGTATATTGAATTTGGTGGTTCAAAACAGGATCTTAAATATGATATCAACATGGGTTACTTTTGCGTAGTCGATACCGCGATACGCGATGTCGAAGACACAGAGTCAACAATAGCAGCCCAAAAAAAAGTGAAAAACATGAAGATAGCAGACATTAAAGCCGCTTTAGAAGCAGCCGAATTGGATACAGATGGAACGAAGCCTTTACTTGTTGAGCGCTTAACACAACATTTGCTAAACACGCAAAAAACAGATACGGTTGATGGCGAAACGCCTAATAAGAGGGTGAAAGTTGTGGCAAAGGTAGATGGTATCATAGTAGATCCTCATCCTAGCATACAACAACAAGAACCCGATGTAATACCAAAGACAAATATATCAGACACGGTCCTTCCAGATGTCATTGAAAAATCTGCACAAGATATCAACAGAAATGTTGCTCCCATATTGTATGTACCACAAGAATATTCTGTTTCAAAATTCTTTGAGGGTTATGGTCACGGAATATTCGAAAACACTGTCATGTTTGGAAAGATAAATATTGAAGAAATTCTCTTTAATGAGGATACAGGAATTTTTGCAGAAACAGATAAATATATTATATCAGAACATGTTCAATATCAAAATAATGACACTACCTCCCTACTTGATGATACTCAAATGGATGCTTTAAAATCCTTACAAAATCGTCTTATTAGAAGATTTACTAGATTAAATATGGGAGAACAAGCAGACAAAATTAACACACAACAACGGAATTTTCATGCTGAATTTACAACTACAAAACTTCGTACCCTTAAAGAAAAAGATTTGACTAAAATACAAGATGAAATGACTATTGTAGACAATCGCATGAATGATCTGCAAAAAGAAGACGGATACCAAACAAATGAAGAGTATTTGCAACAACAAAATATGTTTCAAAACTTAGGAATCATAGAAAATAATATTATATCAGAATTATCTCTTAATGGTGGAAATAATAGATGGAGAAATAGAAGCCAATTTGTTTGGGATCTTTCTGAAAATATAAGAAAACAATTTGATGTTAAGGATGAATTTTATTTTTCGGATATACATTTTTGTGATAACAGTTTACAAACAAGTGATTTTCAAGTAAACATACATTCTGTTTTCGATAAGGATTCTCATAATATCTCAAATTCAGTTAATTGGAATACAGATACTTATCCGGAAATGACAGCAATATGTTTACTATATGTAGATGAAAAAGTTTTCGATAATGGAGACATACTCTCACTGCAAGTGAAAAATTTAAATACTATTGAATCACGACAACAATTGTATGAATCAAAGAAGTTTTCACAAATTGGAACTACTTTTGTATTTCCTTGTTATGGTTTTTTCCATAAAATCGTACAACCTACAAACTTTTTTGAAAATATAAATGTATTTAAAGATTTTATCATTCAAAAACAAAATATAAAACATGGAGCTATAATCACTGCACAAGTATTTTATAAAAAAAAATGAAACATGGAGTTATAACAATACACAAGTGTATTTTATAAAACATTTAACAGTTGCCCGGGGTATGCCGACGACGTTTCTGGTAAAAGCACTAGGAATGGGGGATTATAACAAAAAAAATACAAAAAAATGATCACAATTTTGTTTTAAAAGAGGTTATTAAACCATAATAAACCATAGATATTTGTAATCAATTTATTATTATGAACAAAGAAGATAAACTAAATTTATTTGATCCTGAAATTGAATTTATATTTTATTCAAGATCTGCAAATAAAATTCCAGGTAAAGGAACTGGTGAAAGTTTACCAAAATCAAAAGTATCAGAATATAAAGAATTATTTAAAATTAAAGATTTCCGTAAAGTTTTATCAAATTTCTATGTTAACGAAAAAGTAGATGAAGTTTATTCTCCATTGTTTGAATTAGATGGAAAACATTGGATGTCTGTTGAACACTTCTACCATGCAAATAAATTTAAGAAAAATAATGAAAACTTTTATAATACATTTGCATTTGGATCTGGTTCTGAATGGGAAACGTGTCCATTAAAGGCTTTAGGAGCTGGTGGAAAAACAGGTATTGTTAGAGATAAGGATTCAAAAACAAAAAAAAGTAAAATTGTTTATAAGAGATCAAAAGATATTATTATTGACGAAGATTTCTTTGACAATAAAAATAATGAAATAGCAATGATGAGAGCTCAGCAAGCTAAATATGAACAAAACGAATTTTGTAAAAAAGTATTATTAGCTACAAAAGATGCAAAGTTGTCACATTTTATTCCGAGAAAACCAAAAGGACAAAATTTGATAGTATTTTATAATACGATGATGATAAGAAAAAAACTAAAAGCTAGAAAATGATTTTAAAATAATTAAAAAGTAATGCTACCATATTAATAATGTGCCTGGTCCCAAGTCCGGATGTATAAAAGCTGTAGAGGGATTTTTTAATTCTTAAATATAATAAAAAATGATTAAAACCGGAATAATAAAGCTGTAGAAGAATATTTTTAATTTTAACTTTAACTAGACTGATCTTTTTTATAAGATATAAATGGTATAAGATATTAATAATATAATATTATATTATATTATATTATTAATATGGCAGATGAAACTTTTGAATCCGTTGATGCGGGAGCATCTGAGACCATTCCAATGGAAGCGGGTCAGATCAAGAAAGGGGGCTATATTTGCATTAAAGGACGGCCTTGTAAAGTAGTCTCGGTTTCTACATCTAA